TCTGCAGCTGGTTGGCGATCCAGGTGGTGAGCATCTTCTCGATGGCGCCCACGAAGGCGGTGAGGATGGCGGTGGTGAACTGCTGCATGGCCTTCTGCATGGTGAGGGTGCCCTGGATGAAGCCGTTGACCATGCCGCTGATGGCGGAATCGATGGGGGCGATGGCGCTCTTGATGTCCTGCAGCTGCTTCTGGGCCGCCTGCTCGTTGGCCTTCTGCACCTCCAGGAGCTTCTTCTCCTTGAATTCGGCCTCCTGCTGCTCCAGCTTCTGCAGCTCCTGGTAATAGCCGGTCCAGACGGCCTTAGACTGGGCGATGTGCTGCTGCTCCAGGGCCAGGGACTGCTGGGTGAGGGCCTTCTCCTGCTCCAGGGCGGCGGAGGTGCTGATCTGCCCCATGCTCTCCTTGAACTTCACCTCCTCCTGGGCCGCGGCGATGCGCATCTGCCCCAGCTTCAGCTCATTGTCCAGGCGGGACTGCGCCAGCTGCCGCTGGTGCTTGTCGTATTCCTCGTCGAACTGGGCCTGCTTGTTGAGGACGGCCCGGTACTCGGAGCTCTGGGCGCCGTAGGTGGTCTTGACGAAGGAGACCTCCTGGGCCATCAGGGCCTTCTTGGCGTCCCAGTTGCTCTTCTCCGAGGTCATCTGCCGGTCGAGGGCGGTGATCTGCTCCTTGGCGGCGTCCTGGGCCAGGGCCTTATCGGCGTTGTAGATCTCCCGGCTGACCGCCATATAGTCCTTGGATCCCGCGGCGCACAGGGCCAGCTTCGACTCCCAGAACTCCTTCTCCGCCTCCTTGGAGAAATCGAGGTACTGGTTTTCGGCGGTCTTGATCTGCTCCAGCTCGTCCTTCCACTGCTGCAGGAGCCCGGCGGGGCCCTCCCCCCCGGCGCCCTTCTTGCTCTTATCAAAGGGCGTGTAGGAAGCGCCCTCGGCGCCCCCGCCGCCCGCGCCGCCCGCGGCTGCCTGGGGATAGGTGAGTTGCCGGTCCTTTCCCGCCCCATAGCCGCCGAGGGCCCCGATGCCGCCTTCGGCGCTGCCCTGGGCCGTCATCATGGCCTTGAACTGCTCCGTCACCCAGATGACCGCCTGCCCCAGTTTCAACAGGATGGGGATGGCCAATTCCCCGACCTTATATTTCAAGGCGTCGAATTCGAGGCCGACGTCGTGCATGCCCGCCTTGAAGCTCCGGGCCTTGTTCACGGAGACGTCGTCCAGCGCCAGCCCCAGCTTGGCCAGGTGCTCGGCGCTGGCCTCCACGTCCTGCTGGTTCACCAGGAGCAGGCTGTTGATGTCCTGCACCCGGGCGCCGAAGGCCGCCAGGGCCGCCTGGTTGCGCTGGTGGCCCACCTCGTATTTCCCCAGGGCCCCGGTGACCTTGAAATAGATGTCTTCCAGGCCGGCGTTGAGGTCGATGTTGACCCCCACCTGCTTGCCCATGTCCACCACGGCGGCGCCGTTGGTCTTGAGGTTGCGCTCCAGCATGCGCAGCGCCTGGGAGACGGTCTCGCTGCTGACGCCCATGCGCTCGTAGGCGTTGTTCAGGGCGGCGGCGGCCTGGACGCTGATGCCCATCTGGTTGGCGAGCTTCTTGGACTCCAGGTTCATGTCGACGTACTGGTCCACCGCGCCCTTTAAAAAAGCGCCGGCGCCCACCGCGGCGGCCAGCCCCACGAAGGCGGCCTTCAATTCGGAAACGCCGCTGAGGACCTGGGAGAAGTTGTTGGAGGAGGAGTCGCCGAGCTGGTCCAGGCCGTCCTTCATCTGGCCGGTGGCGTCGCTCACCGCGGACTTGGCGTCGTCCATGCCGGATTTGAGCTGATCGGCCTGGGCGCTTATGAGCACTTTGATTTCGTCGTCGCTCATGTTAACCCCCGTGGCCAGTGAGCAGTGAGCAGTAAGCAGTGAGCCGTAAAGGGAAAAACTAATTACTGATTACTGATTACTGATTACTGGCCACTGATTACTGATTACTGATTACTGATTACTGGCCACTGATTACTGATAACTGTTTACTTCACTTGTCCCCCGACGCTGCGGAAATCGGCGACCAGCTCGTCGAGGGTGCCGTATTGGCCACCGCGCGGAGGTTCCGGGCGGCGAGACGCCGCCCCTACAACCGCGTCGGCAGGGGCCTTATAGCCCAGGTAGGCGGCCACCAGGTCCCCCACCGGGGGGTGCAATCTCCAGTAGCGCTCCAGCTCGTAGAGGCGGGGAAGCGTCAGCCGCTCGCCGATGTACTCCCAGGTCCAGCCGGTGAGGCTGGCGACCCGGGCACGGATGAGGCCCCAGTCGGGACGCTCCCCGCCAACTGTTCCCCCGGGGGCTTACTCACCAGGCCCGAGACATCCAAGATGCGGTCCAGGACCGGCTTGAAGTTGATCAGATCCAGGGCCTCCTTGACCTCGGCCAGCGTGAGATCCGGATAATTACGGGAAAGCGCCGTGTGGAGTATCTCAGCGCCCTCAAGCAGGCGCTGCAGGGGGTTAACCGGCTCCCCCTTCCCCCATGCCTCGATCATCGGCCAGTATTTCTCCAGGGCCGCCAGGTTCAGGGGCGGCAGGATATAATCCCGGCCGCCCAGGCGCAGGGGCACGCCTTCCAGGTTTTGATCAGCCATTAAGATCTCCAAATTGCCAGTTATCAGTAATCAGTAACCAGTGATCAGTTTTTGTCTTTGCTGCTTACTGATTACTGTTTACTGATTACTGTTTACTGGCTAATACGGCAGCGAGATGAGGCCGATGTTTTCGGCGGCATCCACGGCGGCCATAAAGTCGAACTCCGGGATGGTGATGTCCCCCACCTTGGTGCTGAAGGCCAGCTTGTTGCTCATGCAGTTGTTGAGGATCATCACCGCGCCGTTGACCCCGGTGATATTGTTCAGCACGCACATGAAGCTGGGCGCCAGGCCCGCCAGCTGGTTGACGATGGTGAGCGTCTGTCCTACCAGGGAGGAGGTGTAGAGATAATCGATCAGGATGTTCGTCTTTTTATCCGCCGCCGCGAAGGTATAGACGCCGGTGGCCTCGACCATGCTGTAAGCCCCCGCGGCCTCGTCGCCGACGGCCACCCGGGTGAAGGGGACGCCGGTGGCGGCGTAGACCACGCCGAGGTCCTGCTTAAAGGCGGTGTGGTTGGTCACGGTGACCGTGTAGGGGCCCGGCGTGTCAGCGATGAGTTGCGCCTCCGCCACCACCGGCACGATCTGGCCGGTGGCCGGAGGGGTGCTCCCAAAGAAGTTCTGGAAGACGCTCATCTTGATGTCGGCCTGCTTCGACTTCCCGGTGATCTTGCCCTGGGCCCGGAAGACGGCCTCGGCGAACTGGTTCTGGCCGTAGACCTCCTTGGCGGTAAAGGCGAACTCGACGCTGCCCTCCTGGAGCACCCCGCACTTTATGGGGTTGGGGACCGCGGGCGAGACGACCGGGGGGATGAAATACATGTTGCCGGTGCCAAACCAATAGACCTTAGCCATGTTTCAACTCCTTTTAGCTTTATTTACCAATTGCCAGTTCCCTGGAAGATCAGTAATCAGTGATCAGTGGCCAGTGATCAGTAAAGGCAAAAGCAAAGATAGTGATCAGTTATCAGTGGCCAGTGGCCAGTAAAGGCAAAAAGCAAAAACCTGATTACTGATTACTAATTACTGATTACTGATTACTGATTACTGATTACTGTTTACTGTTTACTGCTTACTGCCTTTGTCATCCTCCCAAAACCACGATTTCCACCGGGATCAGGACGGCGGCCTGGCCGTCCACCTCTCCCAGGGCCTTCAAGATCCTGCCGTCGATGCGGCAGTGGTAGACCAGGCCGCCCAGGGTCTGGCGCTCCTGGGCCGGGCCGGGGGCCAGGGCGGCGCACACCGCGTCGATCAGGGGGTTGATCACCGGCCCCGGCGGCTCGTCCTCGGGGATGCGGGCGTAAAAGCCCAGGTCCACATAGATGAAGTAAAGGGGAGGGCCGCCCTCCACCTGGTACTTGACGGTCTCGCCGGTCCCCTCCTCCTGGAAGAGGGCGGGCTGCTCGTCGGGGGTGACGTCCTTGGCCCAGCGGGCCCGGCGGCTGACGGTGACGAAGCCGGTTGCCGCGCTCACGAGGGCAAAGAGCGCCTCCATGATTGCTTCTCTATTCATGCTTCATAGCTCCCGGTTCCCAGTTATCAGTAATCAGTAATCAGTAATCAGTAACCAGTAATCAGTAATCAGGTTTTTGCTTTTTGCCTTTACTGGCCACTGGCCACTGATCACTGATAACTTTCTTTTGCCTTTGCCTTTACTGATCACTGGCCACTGATCACTGATAACTTTCTTTTGACTTTGCCTTTACTGATAACTGGCCACTGATCACTGATCACTGGTCTCTCACTGATCACTGGCCACTGATCACTGATCACTATCCTTTAATCCCCTCTGCCACCGCGGCCTGGATGGCCGCCAGGATTCTATCCCGGCTTTCCCTCAGGCTGGAGCGCAGGAAGGAGCGCTCCGGCATGCGCGAGCCCGGGTGGTGCACCAGCTTGCGGATGATGGTGTCGCCGCCCATCTGGAAGGCCAGGGCCTTGGCGTTTTTGGCCTCGATGATATGGGCCCGGGTCTGGCCGCCGTATTCGTGGATGGCGGCGTAGACCAGGTTGGTGCCCACGCTGGCGCTGAGGTCCCCGGTCATGGCGTAATTGGTTCTGCGCCTGAGCGTCCCGGTGATGTTGCGCAGTACCTGGCCGGAGAGCTTCTGCTCCTTGACGTAGGCGGTGAGGGCGATGGCCTCTGCCTCCACCGCGGCGCGCACCAGGCCGGTCACCCGGTCCGGGATGGCCCCCAGGCTGGCGATGACCGCCTCATCCCCGATGATTTCCGCGCGGATCATAAGTCAGTTTCCAGTGGTCAGTGGCCAGTGGCCAGTAATTAGTGATCAGTGATCAGTGATCAGTGGCCAGTGATCAGTAAAGGCAAAACTGATTACTGATTACTGATTACTGTTTACTGTTTACTGTTTACTGATCACTGATCACTGTCCTTTCAGTACACGTAGACCTTAAAGACCACCACCTCGGTGCGGCCCGCGGCGGTGGTGATGGTATTGGTGACGTTATAGGTGGTCCCGGCCGTGCCCCCGGAGAGCCAGGTGGTGGCCTTGGCATAGGGCGACCCGATGCTGACCGGGATCCCGGTGATCCCGGCGTCGAAGGTCCAGGCGCTGCTGGAGATGGTGTCGCCGGCCAGCCAGAGGGTGTAGTCGATGGAATAGTCCAGGACCGCGGCCGCGGGCTTGGCCGGGGCGTACCAGCCGTCGGGTCGGCGCTCGAAGGAGTTGTCGGCCCGGGCCGTGAGAGCCAGGGACAGAAGCAGTAGGCCGCAGAGTAGCGCCGAGGCGCACCGTTTCCTAAAGGGTCTTTTCATGGCCTTCCCTTTTTTTCCAGTAACCAGTTATCAGTAATCAGTAATCAGTAACCAGTAATCAGTAATCAGTAACCAGTAATCAGTAATCAGTAATCAGTAAGATCATCCCTATTCTTTGCCTTTGCCTTTGCCTTTGCCTTTACTGATCACTGGCCACTGATCACTGATAACTTTCTTTTGCCTTTGCCTTTACTGATCACTGGCCACTGATCACTGATAACTTTCTTTTGCCTTTGCCTTTACTGATCACTGGCCACTGATCACTGATCACTTTCTTTTGCCTTTGCCTTTACTGATCACTGGCCACTGATCACTGATCACTGAACTACCAGCACCCGGTTGTCAAACCCCAGGGGCAGCGTCCGGTTTTCCGGGCCCATAAGGAGCACGTAGAGAAACCTGACCACGCGCTGAAAAATACCGGCCAGTCCCTTGAAGCTGAACTGCTCCAGGGTTGCGGTCAAGGCCGCGGCTACCCCGTGCCCGCAGGAGAGGACGGCGTTTATCCGGTTCAACGACGCGGTTAAGACGCCGCCGACCCCGTGTCCCCCGGTCAGGCCCGCAGTAACCTGGACCAGGTTGGCAGAGAGGGCGGCCACAAAGTTGGTAATTACGGTAGTGGCTGAAAAAGCGGCGCTTACCTGGGCCAGCGCACCCGAGACATGGGCTGCCACCCCGTGCGCCCCGGTGAGGGCCGCGGTCAACTGCGTCAAGGCCCCAGACAAAGTCGAGACCAGCGAAGAGCCGCTCAGGGCTGCGCTGGCCTGGGTCAGCAAGCCTGAGATGGCCCCGGCCACGCCGTGCGCCCCGGTCAGGGAAGCGGAAACCTGGGCCAAGGCCCCGGCGACGGTGCTCGTCACCCCGTGCGCCCCCGTCAGGGAAGCCGACACCTTCGTCAGCGCCCCGGACAGGGCAGCCGTAATGTTCGCTAAATTGAAGGTAGCCGAGAGAGCCGCGGAAACTTGGGTCAAAGCGCCCGATAAAGTTGCCGCCAGGGAGGACCCGCTCAAGGCCCCTGACACTTGAGTGAGAGTTCCTGACAGAGTAGTTCCTACCCCATGATTCCCGGTTAAGGCCGCCGACACCTGCGTCAACGCCCCGGACAGGGTCGAGACCAGGGTATTTCCCGTAATAGCCCCGGAAATCTGGGTCAGCGCCCCGGCCAGGGTAGCAGTAATGCCCGATGAAGTGATGGTGGCCGAGAGGGCCGCGGTGACTTGGGTCAAGGCCCCGGACAAAGCGCCGGCGAAATCGACCACGCTGCCGGTAAGCGAGGCCGTTACTTGATTCAATGCTCCGGATAATGTTGCAATAGAAAAGGGAATATAGTACGCCTCGGTCTGCACCGTCGCCTGGGCGGTCCCGGCGAAGAGAATTGATAGAATAAGACAGATGATGGCTAACCGTTTGATCATGGGATGCTCAAGAATTTCCAGTAGAAAGTCTTGTATGAAGATACGTAAACCGATTGGGTCAAAGAACAGCGGATAGCCTGGTCCGAAGGGACAGGCACGCTGAACTTCAACGGCTCCGTCTGGGCGTTGACATAGGTGGCCTGGTAAGCAAGAATCAATGAAGAAGAATTAGCCCCTGAGTAAATCTTCAAGACGACGGTCTCGCCGTTCACCATGTTGGTGGTATCGACCACCAGGATATATGTCCCGGCGGTGGTGTTGGAGGCAAACAGGTAATCCTCGCTGCCGTCCGCTGTCTGGTTGCCGCTGGTGACCACGGTGAGGGCATGGGCGGTCCCGGATAAAAGCAGCAATAAGATGCCGATGATCGTTAAAAGGCGTCTCACTGTCGGCATAACTCCTCCTTAATCAATCCCGTAGAGGGCGATGCTAAGTAATCTAACGGTTGCACCATTGTTATTACACTGGCTGCGGCCCCAAAGGTTTGACCCGGCTGGGATGGTTGCCGGGAAAGGACCAACAAAACAAGGCAATACGATATAACTGCCATTATTGTAAACAGGAATATTGCTGATTATAGTGGTCACCGCTCCGGATGAAGGCCCCACGCCGATATCTACCAACTGACAAAGAACGGCCGCTCCGGAGGTCGCTAATTGTCCCACACCCATCAACAGCATCTTTGTGGGGTTGGCAATAGATGCAGATATCTCAGTCCAGGCTCCTTTAGTATTGACGGTGCCGCCCGGGTCAACAGTTATGCCTTGACTCGTTAAAGAACTTGCCCCGTATGCGGTGACTCGCTGGAAGGGTGTTGATGGCATGAATCCGGGCATAACCAAACTGGCGGTGACATAAACGGCGGAGGCGGCGACGACCCCTTGAGATTGGACCCATAACGCTACCCCAGGAGGGATATAAATAGGAAGAACAGCCTGCGCCAAAGCGTATGGACCCATTGCGCAATATAACTGCGGAACTACTATTACCTGACTTCCTGAAGGCCCTATGCCAATATTTAGCATCACGCTTCTTTGGCTAGAGGTAGTGTTCTCAACAAATAAGATCAGCACACCCCCGGGGTTGGAACCGGCGGCGACTAACTGCACCCAGGAACCCAGCGAATTAGCGGGAGAGCCTGCGGCAACACTCGTGCCCAGAGAACTGGCGGTCGCCGCCCCCGCAGTATATTGGTTCCCCCCATCGCTCAGAATCGGCCAATCAGCCGCCGAGACGGGGAAGGCCAGGAGGGCTGCCAGCGTCAGGGCTGCAAAGCACTTCATAATCTTTTTCATACCTTCACCCCTTTCCCGTGATCAGTGATCAGTAATCAGTAATCAGTAATCAGTAATCAGTAACCAGTAACCAGTTTTTGTTTTTGTTTTTGCCTTTACTGATCACTGGCCACTGACCACTAACCACTGGCCTCTGATTACTGACCACTGATCACTGATTACTTTTTTCACTTCTTAGGTCCCCGCGGGCACCGTGATCGTCCCGCTCAGGGAGCAGGGGCCGCCTGAGACGATGCTGGTGGTGTTGAGCACCAGGCTGGTAGCCGAAGTGCCCACGTCGCCATCGGCAATAGCCGTAGAACCATCGGATTTGAGTATGCGGAAATAACCCGCCGTCCCCGTAGCGGAGGCATTGACGTTGCTC